GGCGAAGGCGTGCTCGCGGCGGAGTCGGTCGAGGCCTGGCTCGATGCCTGGGAGAGCGTCGATAGCATCCCGGTCAAGATCGAGGTCGAGTTTCCGGCCAAGACCATCACCTGGACCGGCCTGATGCACCTCGCCACCTTTACGACAGCCGCACAGCAGGGTGGCCGCGCCACCGCCAACGTCGAGATGCAGAGCGATGGCGAACTGACCCGGGTGGTCTCGTGAGCCGCAACGCTTCCCTCACGCTCGACTGGGGCGACGGCACCTACGAGTTTCGGCTCGGCTGGGGCGAGCTCGCCAAGCTGCAGGAGGCCTGCGACGCCGGCCCCTTCGTCATCCTCGACCGTTTGCGAACCGGCGCCTGCCGCCTGGAGGACATCTCCGGCGTCATCCGCTGGGGCCTGGTCGGCGGCGGCAAGACGCCGGTCGAGGCAACCAAGCTGGTGCGTCTCTACGTCGAGGACCGGCCGCCGGCGGAGAACCGGCTCGCGGCCTACGCCATCATGGCGGCGGGCTGCACCGGTGCTCCGGAGGAGGGCATCGAAAAAAAATCAGGGGCTCCGGATCGCGCATCGACGATCTCCCCAACGGAAAAATCCGGTTCGGAGCCCTCTACGGTCTAGGCGCCAAGCTGCAGATGACACCGCAGCAGATCGACGCGATGTCGATGTGGCAGTTCTTCGCGCTGGTCGCCGGCGCGAGCGAGGAGAGTGGCGCACTCACCGAGGGCGAGGCCGACGAGCTCTGGGAATGGCTGAACAGCTGATGGCAAATCCCTGATGGCAAGAGACTGATGGCACGCCGGGTCAATCAGAGCGTCGCGCGCTTCCGCAAGCTGACAGAAGAGCTGAAGGCCGAGGTGCATGCCGAAGCCGTCAAGGAGCTCAACGCCCAGGCCGACAATCTGGCGCGCCTGATGGTGCTGGCCGCGCCGCACGACGAAGGCAACCTCGAGCACTCCGTGCGCAAGGTGCCGGACCGCACCAAGGATACGGTCGTGCGGGTCGTCGCCGGCGGCCGGCTGACGACGCGGCCCGCGGTCTCGAGCAAGCCGTTCGACTACGCCCGCGGCGACGAATTCGGCACGGCGAAGATGACGGCCAGACCGTTCTTCTTCCCGACCTATCGTCTGACCAAGAAGAAGATGATCTCGGCGATGAAGCGCAAGCTCACCAAATCCATCAAGAACCGGAGCGCGGAATAATGGCGGGCAGCGGCAGCGATACCGCGGCGCTCGTCGTTGCGCTCTCGGCGCAATTGAGCAAGTTCGAGCGCGACATGAAGCAGGCCGGCGACGTGGCCGACCGCGCCGCATCGGGCATCGAAGATCGTTTCTCGCGGATCAATCCCGCGGCGTCGAGCTTTATCGGCAATTTCGCGTCTAACCTGGTGACGAAGGCGTTCGACAAGGCGATCGAGCTCGCCCAGGACCTGACGCGCCGCTTCATCGAGCTCAACGACACAGCCAAGCTGGTCGGCGTCTCCATGAACGAGATCTTCGGCGTGCAGCAGGCCGCGGGCAAGTTCGGCGCGCCGGTCGACGATGTCACGGCCAGCCTGCGCAACCTCGCCACGTTGCTCGATCAGCTTCAGCGCGGCGAGAAGAATTCGCTCAGCAACCTGTTCGACGCCAACCCGCAGGCGCTGCAGGGCGTCAACGTCCAGGCGTTGAACCTGCAGCAGACCTTCGAGATTGTCGCGAACCTGGTGCAGAACGCCCGCACCGAGATCCAGAAGATCGACCTCGCCAAGGCCGCCGGCCAGACCCAGACCATGGTGCGCTTCCTCGAGCTCGGCGCCGACCGCACGACGCAGCTTTCGGCCGCAGCGGCCGCGACTGCGCCGGACCTGCAGAAGCTTGCCGACGAAGCCAAGGCGTTCGACGACGCCTGGAAGAGCGCAACGGACAACGTCAAGGGCTATCTCGGCCAGAACCTGTTCAGCTTCATCAAGACCGACCTGCAGGACATCGTGTCGCTGCTTCAGCTGGCCGCGAAGTTTCTCGAGCTGTTCAAGGGCGGACCGCTCGACCGGTTCGCGCAGGACGCTGACAAGGTCCGCGCCGCCGCCGGAACCCTGCAGAACTTCATCGATGCGCGACCGGCCGGCAACCAGATCGACGAGAGTGCCGGCTTGAATACTTCCGCGAACGCGCGCGCCGATCAGCGTGCATTCAACCCTGTCGGCAAGGGGCAGGGTGGCACCTCCACGGCAGATCGCAGCCGCGGCCTAAGCAACGTGCCGTTGACGTCGACCGGGCAGGACAACGGCAAGGACGCTTTCGACCGCACCGAGGAGCAGATCACCCGCCACACGGCCGTGCTCAAGGCCGACACGCTCGCGGTTGCCGAGAACAATGCGGTGCAGGCGCAGCTGCGCGCCGAGTTCGAGTTGCTCAACGCGATCCGCAAGGATGACGGCGAGGTCACGCAGGCGCAGATTGACGCCTACGAGAAATTCCGGGCCACCATGAGCGCGACGCAGGCCCTGCAGGCGGCCGGCATCACGCTGACGCAAGACCATGCCACGGCCTTCCTGACGGCGTCGCAGAACATCGGTACCGCGACGGCGGCGATGGACCAGGCGCGGGACGCGGTCAACAAGCTCAACAGCGCGAGCGCGCAGGTCGGTTCGGCGCTCTCCAACGCGTTCGCAGACGCCGTGGTTGAAGGCAAGAATCTCAACGACGTACTGTCGAACTTGCTCAAGACGCTCGAAAAAGCAGCGATCAACTCCCTGTTCTCGTCTTTCTTCAATCAGCAGGCCGGCGGTGGTCTATCGCCGTTCGCCTCGTTCGCGAAAAGCCTAATCCCGGGCTTTGCCGAGGGCACAGATTTCGCGCCCGGCGGCTTGGCCTGGGTCGGCGAGCGCGGGAAGGAGCTGGTCAACCTGCCGCGCGGCGCGCAAGTCATCCCCAACAACATCGCGCGGCGGACAGGCGGCGGCACCACGCTGAGCATCGTCAACCAGATCGCCGGCGAGATCAGCCCGGCGACCATCGACAATTTGCAGCGCTCGCAGATCGCAACCCAGCGCAAGTTCGCGCAGATCGACAAGTTGCTGGTGTCGACGCAGCGCATGCAGGCCACGGGAGTCGGCTAGATGGCTGCTGTCGAGTTTCCGCGCGCGCTTCTGCGCGAAAAGTCGCATGCGTGGAACATGGCAGGTGCGGCGGTTGCCGGGGGCCCCGCGATTGCAGGCACCGGCACGCTGACGCGCTCCGATGGCGGCGGCTACTGGACCTGCCAGATGTCGGACATTGCGCTGGCTGGGCGCGCAGGCCTTCTCGATCGCGGCCGCGACCGGCAGAAGAAGTCGACGCTGCTGTGGCGTGCGATCCGCCAGCTCGCTGCCGGCGGCGTCAACTCGCTGGTGGTCCCGCGCAACGACGCGCGGTTCCGACCATGGCCCGCCGGGTTGCCCCAAGGCGCCGCGGCAATCATTCCTCACAGCGACACCAGTCTCTTTGTCGATGGAGCCGGCTACTATCAGTCCGTGATCGACATCATCGCCGGCGGTGACTCGGATCTGCGTGATACCGAGCTCGACATCGTCGTCAACTATGCCGGCGAGCTGATCGGCGGCGAGAGCTTTTCGATCGAGCATCCGACCTGGGGCTGGCGGATGTACGAGATTGCGACAGTCGAAATGGCGTCGAACAGCGAAGGGACCATCACCTTCAATCCGCCGCTGCGCGAGGACGTCGCCGTCGGAACGCGGCTGGAATTCGATCGGCCGCGCTGCCTGATGCGGCTGGCTCAGCCTTCGTCGATGAACCTGACGGTCCAGCCCTGGACCTTCAACAATGCCAGCGTCGATTTTGTCGAGGCGCCAATCACATGAATTTTTCGGATGCCGAGCTGGCGGCGCTGGAATCCGGTGTTCACAACATCGGTATATTTTTCCGGCTCGATATCGAGCCTGAGCCAGTGCGTCTGTGGCTCGGATTCGGCGACATCAAGCCGGGAGCGGATGTGTTCGATCCCGCCGGCGGGCTCTATCGCGGCCTTGGCGAACTCAAGGACGTACCGGCTTTCAAGCAACTCCTGAACGGCGCCGCCGAGCGGGTCGAGTTCACGCTCAGTGGCGTGTCGGGGCAGATGCTGGACCTGGCATCGGGCGACGACGCTGAGGCGGTCAAGGGTCGTCATGTCACGCTCGGCTTCGCCCTGA